AAGGCGGGCATCAAGGTCAATAATTTCATTTGAAGCAGCTCCAAGAGAAAGGGATACGCCGATGGCTCCGAGCTTTGTTTTCATTCCGGAGAATACGCTATCGATTTTATTGACTGCGGCAAGTGTATCGGAAGAAAACTTTTTTGTTGCCGTTCCCATTTTACCGAGTTCTTTTGAGTATAAGTCTTTTAATGTCAGTAAAACGCTGGCTTTAACGTCCGCCATTTAGGTAATCCCCCGTAATAGTTTCGTATTCCGTACCGCCGCCGTATGCCATCTTTTTAATTGAAACCATGAAAAATCAAGGATAATTTCATACGGCAGCGACGGCATCATGCACATCAATTCCGTTACAATTTCAAAAATAAATTGCTGAACTTCTGCAGCGGTTAATCCGCTGCCTTGGTAGGGTTTTGCTCATCTGCGTTGTTTTCCATTTCGGCTTTCACTCCGAAAAAGACTGCATATATTTTTTGCAGTTCAACACGGATAAGCGCCCAATCTTCAATGTGCAGATTTGCCAATAGCGCTTCCGATTCCCCGGAAAGCGCAGAACAAAGGGCGACATCTGCTGCAATGGTATTAACTCCGTAGGCATCGGTGCGCATAAGATGACGAACATGGGGGTCTTGTAAGGTTAATTCTGTAATGGTTCTTTCACCGAGTGAAACCGGATGCTTTAAATAAAAGGTCTTCATCTCTCTCCTCCCTTATTTCAACTTCTGGCTTTTTGCCGAGTTGTATACTACTTTGAGTTCTCCCTTAGAAAGCTCAACTGCTTCCGTTACCCACGCGGCCGGCATATAGTGCTGACTGCCGCCTGATAATATGATGGTAAGCGTATCGTTGGAGACATTTGCAAACGCTTGCGGATCAATGGCGGCGTTCAGCGTCAATGACAGTTCTGCCGCGGTCGGGGTTTCCACGTAGCCGGTGTTTTCGTGTACTTCGCCGACTTGCGTTTCCCGCTTAAAGCTTGAAGGCTTAAAAGTTGCGCCTCCTTCTTTGAGCGGCAATTCTCCTAAGCTCGTTGATATTACCCGCGATACTTTTAATAGCTGCATACGTTTTTCCCCTTTCCTATTTGAATTGATTTAAACCGGCGCCGATTAAGAACTGCCCGATCAATACCGGCTGATGGATATACTCAAGCCGTGTTTTACTGCCCTTCTTTACTTCAACATGAAGAGATGCCTTATAGCTTTCAAAGTCTTGGCACCAATTCTTCTGCCCGATAAAGACCGTTTGATACAAATCCGCAAGGAAGCTCCGCCAAATACCCGGCGTCATTACTTTAGCGCCTGCCCCGAAGTTTTCCTCCGTGCTTGCAAGCTTCCAGCTCTTAAAGCGCTTTTTTGCTTCCGCATTGATGTAGGTTCTAACTGCGTCAACGGTTTCAACCACTTGGATATCCAGATAGCTTGTGTCCCTTCCGCCGTCTGAGTTTTCCGTGTAGCTGGTTACCAGCCGCTCAATTAAGACGGTTCCCATCGGATCAAGCCGCCATGTGGCAACGCCTGTTTCAAGGAGTTTTTGCCGCTCGTGAAAAGAGTACTCCCCATCTGCTGCTAAACCTTTGACTTTGGTGTCGTAGGTGTTCGCACTCGGATCATCCGCTAAAATGCGGCAAGCTGCAGCGGTAAAACGACTAGACCAGATACACGGAAGCGTCGCATCATCTTTCTTGCGTGGGATAAGGCAGATATGCGGAGAGTTGACCTTTGCCGCTTGTGCGAGGATAGAACCTGCTTCCGTTGCGCTTCCTAATGCACCGGAAAGCGTAATAAAGGCGCGCCCGCCGATTTGCCGCGTTGCTGAGTACCGGCTTTCAAGTTCTTCCGCTAACAGCTTGATGCTTGCCTCATCGTCAAAATCAAAGACGATATAGTTCCACCGTTTAGCGCCGAGCCATTGAGAAAGCTTTGAAAGGTCTGCAACCCCGGTACCCTCTGTTACCGTGCCTTCCGTTACGCTCACCCCTGCTGCATGACTTTGTACCGTTACCGTGTTGACATTTCCGCACGCGCCTTTATAAAGGGAAGAAAAAATAATCTTGGTGTTATCTCCGCTGTCGATTGCCGCTTCAACGGAATTATTTTCAAGCCCGTTACAGGCGGCGACAATAGCCGCGGCAATTTTATCGGCGCTCTGTCCTTCACTCACTGCCGCCCACACACCGCGTCCGTTTATCAGAAGGCGGACACTTCCAGCTCCAGCGCTGACTGCTTGTACGGTGCACTCTTTTTTCCACACCGTTCCGGCTGTAGGCTCTGCAACCGGCAACAGGTACAGCTTTTCAACTTTGTTGACCGATAAAAACGCTTCTGCCATAAGAGCTGCCGGGCTTCCGTATCCGCATGCATCCGCTGCAGCAGAAGCAGTCAAGACATTCACCGGAACCCCTTCCGCCGCTTTGCCGGTTTTGGTTTTGAGCGCGACAATGAGCGCGGTTTTAATATCGCCGGTTTCCCCGGCAAGGCTGTTATCAATTTCCTGATACTGTCCCGGCACTAACAGATTTGCCGGAATTTGTGTAAAGGCGATTGCCATATTCTCCTCCTTCATTCCAGATTGACGACATCATCAGCCGTTTGTTTTCCGACGGTAAGATGTGCGTCGTATCCTTTGAACCAATCCAAATCATCAGGCAGCACGATTACGCCGTCGTCGTTAACCGCCCGCGCACGAAGTTTCCAGCGCACCGCCCAAAGCGTTGCATTGATTTTATCGAGCGAACCGGTGTACAAACATTCGGCGTTGATACTCCGCCCGCCACCGAAAGAAACGGAAATATTCAGTCCCTTAATTGCACCGACTAATGCAGAGACAAGCGATAAAGCGCCGTTGTACAGGCGGTCGTGATTATCCGCGCGGTATAACACCCAACTGACAAACTCGATAAAGCAGTCATCTTCAACATCTTCATCGCGGATATGTGCAAGAGAGGTGATAACCGCTGGAGTCTTTTGCATGAGGCGGCGGATTTCCGCTTCATCAAAATTCCCCGGATGGGAGCTTACGGTTATCCGTTTATCGTGTGCGAATGCTGCTTGCAGCTGCTTAACTACTGCATCGCGTATATCCAAATACGTTACCGTCATCCGATCTTTCCTTTAAGAAACAGTGCCGCAAGTTCAGTTAAATCGGCAATATCGTCAGTGCTTAAGCCGAGGTACGGACGAGCAGGGATATTCCGCGGTTTATAGCCCCATTGATGGACGGCTGCATACTCCCTAACAGAGCCGACCAGTACATCCCAGCTGCTTTTGCGCTGCACTTTAATCGAGGATTGCAGCATCCCCGAACGGTGTAAAAGAGAAACGACCGATTCAAGCCCTTTCGCTTTTAGTCCGCGGAGCGTGGACGCTGCATAATCCTGCCATTGGTTACCTTCCGGGTCTTGTTGCGTTTCAAGGATTCTTGAACGAGATTGCTCGACAATTTCCACCCCGAGCCCTTTCATCAGCGCTTGCCTGTCCGATGCTGAAAGCGCAGAATGATTGAGCACCTCTGCCAGTTTTTGCATTTCGCCGAGATCGACGGTAACCATCGCGCCGCTCAAATTATCGCTCCTTTTTTCCAGTAGCGCGGATCGGCGGCATCTTCGGCTCCTCCCCCGATAACAAGGGATGCTTCCTGTAAGTCAGGCCCGGATAGTCCGCCTTTAAATTCCCGGTCTATCTTTTCTAACAGCTTTATGCTGTCTTTATACCAGTCCCGCGTATCTTCGCTTGAGGTTACCGTATCGGTTAAACGGTGCACGGCGATGTCAGCGCACATTCCCTTTAAGGCAGCATCAAACTGCGCAGGGATGGGATTGATAAGTTCCGCATCTTTTAAGAGCCACGGAAGCTGCGCAACGATTATTCCCGTTGCGTCAGTCAGCGCAAGATCGATACGCGCCGTATCGAGTTCGCCGTTTTCATTCAGCGGCAGACTATTACGCGGGGTGCGCTGTTCCAGTTCCGCGGCGGTTAAAAAAGACTTCATTCGATCGTCTTTCCGTCAAGCCACGGATCGTTTTGTAAGATTTCTGCAACCTCTTCCGTAACTTCGTATTCAGCATCAATCGGCGTGAAGCGTAAGCCCGCACGAAAGTATGAAGGCTTGCCGGTTTTACTCCGGCATCGAATGCGGATTTTTTTCGCGTTTTCAGTTTGCGCATCCTGTAAAACTTTCTGCGCCGCTTCCGCTTTTTCGGCGGCATTTTTATGAGCAAGCGTAAGCCCTTGCACTTTCTTTTTCAGAGCGCCGTCATCGGGACTTGCTGCAAGTTCCTTTTGTGCGCTTTCAAGCTTTTCACTTGCCGCTTGTACGGCTTCTATTGCTTTCTTTGCTTCCGCTTCCAGCTGTTCGAGTGTCTTTTCCATACTTCACTCCTTACATCCAATGGCAAACAATGAGCTTAACGCGGTTATAGTTGATGTTCGATTCGCCGCCGGTTAAATTCTGTTTTAAAAGAATTGATTCCGCCGCTGCACGGTTTGAAGCATCGACAATCAGATGCGTTGGGCGGAGTCCAAGCGGATCACCGCCGTCGCGTTTGAACGTTTCCATCATGCCGTATGCCTTTTGGAAGTTATCTGCGGTCAATGCTTCTTTCGAAGCGACCGCCTGCTGCCAAAGACCGTAGCCCCAGTTCCCGCGGTAACGGATACCGTAGAGGTACTTGTCTTTCATAAAGACGGTTTCGTTTTGTGTGTCTTTGATTTCATCAAACTCAGGCGCAAAACGCTCCTGCATGATAAACGGCTTTAACGGGCGGTTAAGGTCGAGCAAGAACCACGGCTTGCCGCTTCCTGAACCGAGGATGTTTGACGTTTGGGTGTTGCTGCCGGTGCCGTCCGGTTTTTCATACACCGGATGATCGGTATCGAAGAAGTTCTGCCCGTCATAACACAAGGCGGTAAAGCCGTCGGTAATGAGCTTTGCAATTTGCCGCCAAAAAAAGTCAACCGTCTCTTGCCCTTGCGTTTGTGCAAGTACGCGGTACTGACCGAGGTTATCATCTTCGATGTCGGTACGGTCAATGCCGAGTGTTGCTTCGTACTTTTTGTTTTCGATGGCGTAGGCAAATTCTTTCATGTCATTGATAACACGGTCGCCGACCCATTCGCGCATGTGCGGGAAACTACCGAGCCATGCATACGAGTTTGATTTCGTGTTGCTCGTTACAATCGTAACCAACTCCTTATAATCTTCACGGTTTACTGCTGCATCAAATGCTTGCCGGAACTCGGCGCGCACCATTGTGCGTAAGCCTTGCAGCGTACTGTCTTTGATTATCATTATTTACCCCTCTTAATCTTGAGCCATTGCTCTGGCGTATAGCCCATCGCTTTACACATATTCAGCTCCTCAGCATTCAGTTCCGTGTGCTTTTTGCTTGCAGGCGGTGTACCTGCTGCAGCTGAAACGCTTGCAGGAATAATTGCAGGGGTGCTTTCCATAATCTTTGCAAAGTTTGCAAGTCCTTCTTCCGATGCACACATGGCAAGATAGGCATCCTTACTTGCAGGCGCGATCTTGCGCTCGCTCACCGCTTTTTCAACAGCGATGATGGCTTTCTCTTTCAGCTGTGCAGCGTTGAGTTCTGCAAGCTGTGTTTCCGCGTTCACCGCCCGCTCTTCCATTTGCACCAAGTCCGCACGCGGAGCATACGCGGTAAGGTCTACCGGCTTTGCGCTATTGAGCTGCGTTTTTAACGCAGTGATTGCCGTAAGCACGTCGTTTTCCGTTGCGTCTTCACGAAGTCCCAACGCCGCGCAGATTTCTTTATTCATTCCTTTCTCCTTTGCCGGATTATCCGCCGGCGCGGT